TTCAACTTCTACCCCCCCCCCCGGATAGTCAAAAACCTTTGTCTCTTCCTCTTTCTTTTTTGCCATTTCCTTTCTCTCCTCCTCTTTTTTATTTACTACGAGACTAAAGTCAACTTCGGAACGTCATAACATCTGATCGGGATCTCGATGTCGGTATTGTCAGCGATGATTGTTAGCGCGGTCTTGATCGCTGCGGCCTTGGCCGTATGCTTATCAAACTCAGCGATTAAGTGATCAATCAGAGGCGGAGCTGGCGCCTCTGTGCTGCACGCCCTTGGAGAGCTCTTAACTGGCACGCCCCCCCCCGCGCTCTTATTCGCGTTCTTTTTTGCATCTTTGTGCTTCTGCCCGCAACCAGGGCACCGCTTCTGCACGTTTGACGTAGGTTGATAATTCTGCTTGCAATCGACGCACGTTTTCTCCGCCGTTGTTATTCCTTTCACTCTCTCCTCCTCTGTTGTCGCAGTATTTTCACTTCCGGTTTCACTTCCGGGCTCATTCGTTTCATCGGCTGTCTCAGTGAAAAATTCAAAAGGGTCTCGACGCTTGCCCGCTACCGTCTGCACCATGACCTGATAATTCATCTTTTCATCCATGCGACAGGGAGCGCAGGTCTTGCTTGGATCGTTTGTATCCCTGCCACAGCCCTTTGAACATTTCACGCTCATTGCAGCGTCTTCTGGTCTCATGAATCACCTGCCTTCCTGTGAGGATACGTCATAAATCTGTACCTCCTCGAAATCTTCTTTAAGTGGCTTATTTCTGGCAAAGACACATTGAACGTCCGACTCTGCCAGCATCCTGTCTATTTTCATTTTGACAGCCCTATATCCATGTTTTTGAAGCCTTTTATGCTCTAGTGGCGTGAACCATCGGCGTAGCTGCTCAAGTGTCCGACAACCACATCCTATGTGCTCGCCATAGTGAGCAAGGAGGTCAACCCGCCTGAACTCAATATACCCCGGCCCAAGATTGTCATGATCTTCCCGGCCCTCAATCCAGGTTTTAGAGAACCCTGGTTTATATGGCCCTCGACCGTCTTTGTCCTGTATGCGGTAGATAATTCCACTCACTTAATTGTCCACCCTTCCTGAGTTTTTTCCACCCATCTATATTGGAAAATAGGGTAATCCAGTTTCGCCTGATTAAAAGCCATGTGTGACCGTCCATAGCTTGCATGTTTGTATGCCGAGTTCTTCACCTCAACGAGCAGCGGATGTCCGTATATCCCCATCACAACGAAGTCTGGTGTATACCTTGCCCCGTTCTTGAGTTTCAGGGTAATCCCTTCATATATCACCTGAAGGTCTGAAAAGTCAGCAAATTCAAACTCCAATGCTTGTTGATAGGCCGATTCGGTACGATTAGGCCCCTTTATGCCCCTATTTGGAGCGGAAATGCCCTTTTTAGCCTCCTCAGTTTCACCCCTACCTTTTACCGCACTTGGGGCTTGAGTCGAACAGGGCTTAATTGTGACCAACTGACGAGCCTGTTTTAGGCATGTTTGGCAAACCAAACTCGTTTTTGTTCCCGTATCCCAGTTGCAACCCCGGCATACTACCCTTTCTCTTCGAAAATGAGCAGCCATTTCTTTTGCTCCTCGACGCGGGTTGACTTTGAACTCCACTAGCTTTTCGATTGTTGGGGTGCTCATGGGTTTAATAGCTCCTTCATCAGCTTTTCGATTCCCTTCTCCATTGTCTCCACCTTCTGCTTAAGCTCGACAACACGGCACTGGAGCAAGAGAAATGCTTTGCGGTCTTGTTCTTGTTGCCCGGTCATGGCTTCCTCCTTGTAATATCATTTTCATCGTACCAGCCCGAGGGTATAAATTTGCACCCCGAGACAAGTTTATAATCATTCATCATTCCATTGGGGTTTTCTTGTGTTTTCCAATTCTTTGCTTTCTCAATCTTTAGTTTTCCTGCATCAAGGGAAATATATAAACGAGGCTTCTCCAATGTTCCGACTCCCCCCCTTGCCATACTTGCCCCTGGGTTCTTCTGCAATGCAACAATAGCTATCCCGTTTTCCAATTTATCATAAATAGCTTTCAGCATACCCCCAACAAGGTAAAACTTATCTGAAAGTTCCATGCAATCAACAATGTTCAGCCCGTTAGGATTGATAGCGGTATCAAAATTAGCCGACCGTTCCTTTGCAGTAAACCTCCATTCTCCTAGTTTTACATCGTCAAACTTCTCAATCCTGCTCCTCATCTCCATACGGCCCATTTCACTAGACATGTAAAGAATCGGAAGCGGACCCTTCATATTCATTTTTACCACGTTAAGCAAGAAGGCTGTCTTGCCAGCATTGGGAGACCCGGCAACACATATGATATTTTTAGGCATAGTCAAAACATAATCCTCAATCCCGAATGGCCACTTGATGTCCAGTGTCTTCACTTCAGCGTTATACCAGTCGATTGTCTGCATCTCATTGTCTACCACCCTCCATGCTCCGTTACGCTCACCCCATTTTTCAATAATTCCCTTATCTAACAAGCGTTTAAGTATAATCGACACATTTTTATGCTCGTCTCTTGTAGACAGTTGTAGGCACTTGTAGATGTCTGTAGACAAAAAGTTGCCAGTTGTAGACAGTACCCAAGCCTCGACTTCTTCAGATAAATTAACCGATCTGGCTTTTGAACGCTTGATTGCACTCTCTATTTTTATTGGAATGTCTCTCAGGTCAAAAGGAGGATTGCAAGATAATGCTAATTTTTCAATGACTTGTGTTATCTCTTTGTCCGGCATCTTACCTTTTACAAGGCAGTTTGCAACATGGAAAAGGTCTTCATCCCTCGTACCCTGTTCAAACATTTTGTAGACACTTGTAGACTGTGTAGACACTTGTAGACTGTCGGTATTGTCTACTCCCCCCCTATAACCCCCCTTAATACTCTTATTAATATACTCTTTATATGCTATAGGGAGATATGGTACTGCAAGGGTAGAGGGATTAACCTTGTCTTGCCACTTCCAGCCCTTCCCGTTGCCGTTAATGCTCGGAGGGGCTACAACATACCCACCGTTAGCCCTGAGGTCTGCACCAGGTACTAGCTTAGTATTATTGCGGAGTTCTCCGTCAGTGCAAGCGAAGTACCAATGCTCGCCACCTGATGGAGTTTTAACGATAGGGAATACCAGGCTATCTGGAATAAGCTCATGCAATGCTGCCTTTGCTTCGTCAACCTCATCGAGATCAACGACCGCAACTCCAGAGATTATCCCCGTAGCTATTGCAATGTTAGCATCAGGGTACTTCTCCCACCATTGCCTTATCTCTTCCTCAGTAGGAAGGCGTTTTTGATATGGCTCCCATTTTATCAGAGCTTTCTTGTCTGGGCCTACCGGGAATACTGAATAATGCAGTTGATTTAGGTATTTCAGGGCTGCCGAGAGCATGTTAGACATTGAGGTTTATTTTCTCCTGCTTATTTTTAGCCTCAGATTTAGCTATGGCATCCCTGATTTTTGCCTTCAGTGTTTCCTTGATGTCTTGAGATAGCAACCATTCAAGATACCTTTTGTCAGTATCGGCAACCTCACACATGAATTTACCCTTGTATTTTCCGAAGTACAGCTTATCTGAGCCTTCGGAGTGAGGCAGGTTCTTGATAAAAGCATTGCAGAGATGACATCTGGCTACCATGTGATAGCCCCCGGCAAATAACGGCTTCCTCGTTACGACCGCCTCTGTCTCCGATTGTTTCTTGTTACACTTGGGACAAGTAAGCATACATTTCTACATCCAAAAGACAAGAGGAACCACGGAAACGGGGCTACGACCCCCCTGACTGTCAAACATGGGTGTTTGAAAGCATCCGTGGAACCTCTTGAAATTTGCAAATAGATTTTTTGACCTGTCGTAGTCTAGCGTCATATATCAATCATATTCCTATTGTTTTATTTTTGCAACATAAAAATGTCATGCAGCCCGTTTTCCGTAGGCTGTCAATATCTTGTTAATAGTGGAGAGGTTCGGGGAGTGGTCATCGTCATTATTGGCAAGACGCCATATAGTAGCATACCCGGCCCCGGTCTTTTGCGATATCTTCAATAATGAGGTCCCGCGCTTCACGTCTGATCGTATTACCCTTTTTACTCTATCAAGTATCTGCATAGCTATTATTATCCACAAAATGAGATTAAATGCAAGGATTATTTTAGGGGTGCATTTTTTACTTGCTTTTTATATCCAGTTGTGGATAATAAGAATATGAAAACATATCAAGACTTCTTAATGGAAAAATCACAGTTAGGTGGTAATAGTGGGTTTAAACTAGTGTGGATGCCGGATTTCCTTTTTGATTTTCAGGCTTATCTTGTCGAGTGGGCCCTATTGAAAGGAAGGGCTGCAATATTTGCTGACTGCGGAACTGGCAAGACCCCAATGCAGTTAGTTTGGGCTGAGAACATAGTACGCAAAACAAACAAGCGCGTATTGATTTTAACCCCCCTTGCTGTATCACACCAGACGGTCACTGAGGCTGAGAAGTTTGGCATCGAGTGTCATCGCTCACACAAGGGTGAACTCTATAATGGCATAAACGTAACAAATTACGAGCGGTTACATATGTTCGACCATGCCAACTATGAGGCGGTTGTATGTGATGAATCGAGTATTCTGAAATCATTTGAAGGCAAGAGAAAACTAGAAATAACTGAGTTCATGAAAAAGGTTAAATATAGGCTTCTTGCCACGGCGACAGCTGCGCCGAATGATTATCCTGAACTCGGAACAAGCGCCGAGGCGTTGGGAGAACTTGGATATATGGATATGCTCATGAGATTTTTCAAGAATGACCAGAACTCCATAAAGCCAACTCGATCGCGCCGATATGAAAAGGCTAACCAGATGTTTAGCGATCAAGGAAAATGGAGATTTAAAGGTCACGCTGAAACACCGTTTTGGCAATGGGTATCGTCATGGTCAAGGGCTATGCGTAGACCCTCTGATTACGGGTTTGAAGATAAGAAATTCATATTACCGCCTCTTATTGAAAATGAGTATATCGTTAAAGCTCAATCATTAGCTGACGGGATGCTTTTTCCCTTGCCGGCCGTAGGACTGAAAGAACAAGGAGACGAACGGAGACGGACAATAAAAGAACGGTGTGAAAAAGTTGGATCTCTTGTTTCTGATACCGGGAAGCCCGCTCTTGTCTGGTGTCACATGAATCCAGAAGGAGATTTACTGGAAAAGATAATAACCGATGCCGTACAGGTAAGCGGCAAAGACTCTGACGAATCGAAAGAGGAAAAGTTCACGGCCTTCGTGTCTGGTCAAATCAGGGTTCTGGTCACAAAACCAAAAATTGGAGCCTGGGGGCTCAACTTCCAACACTGCGACCATGTAACTTCATTTCCTTCTCATTCTTTTGAGCAACTATACCAGGGAGTGCGCCGGTGTTGGCGCTTCGGGCAGGTAAGACCCGTAACCGTGGACATGGTTACAACAGAAGGTGAAATGGATGTAATTAAAAATCTAAAGAGAAAGGCGGCAGCGGCAGATAAAATGTTTTCGTCACTGGTAGCGCATATGAATGAATCTATGAAAATTGAAACTAATCTTAAATATGAAAATAAAGAGGAGTTACCATCATGGCTGTAATTGATCAGAAAATAACAGACAGATACGCTATCTACAATTCCGATTGTATTCAAACAATGGCTACCCTTCCTTCAAAAAGTATAGGCTTATCAATTTACTCCCCTCCATTCGGAGGCTTATACCACTACTCAAGCTCAGATAACGACTTGTCGAACTGCAAAGATTATGACCAGTTTTTTGAGCATTACGCTTTTGTTGTTAGAGAGCTTGCGCGGCTGTCAATGCCGGGAAGGATGACGGCCGTACATTGCATGGATGTACCTTCGGGCAATTGCGGAACAGATCACCTGATAGACTTTCCTGGCGATATAATACGACTACATGATAAAGAGGGATTCCAGTATATCGCAAGGTACGCAATATGGAAAGAGCCTCTTGCTGTTCGTAATAGAACAATGGCTAAAAACCTTGCCCATAAAACCATTGTCGAGGATTCTTCCCGGTGTAGCGTTGCCAGTGCGGACTATCTTTTGGTATTCAGACGCAAAGGCCAAAACACAGTCCCGATTGCACACCCCAATGGGTTATTGGAGTATGCAGGAGAACGCGAGATACCCTATGAGTTAATGAAATACCGGAACTATAGCGGAAACCAGATTGAAAATAGGTATTCCCATTGGATATGGAGGCAATATGCCTCTGCCTTCTGGGATGATATAAGGATAGGACGCGTGCTTCCCTTTAAGGGCGCAAGGGACTCCGAAGATGAGCGGCACGTGCATCCCCTTCAGTTGGATGTTATTGACCGCTGCATGGTTTTGTGGTCAAATCCTGGTGATACAGTTTTAACCCCTTTTATGGGTGTCGGATCAGAAGTGTACTCAGCGTTGCTTGCCGGGAGAAGGGCAATAGGAATGGAATTGAAACCAAGTTACTTCAAACAAGCGGTGAAAAACATAGAGGAAGCCTATAAGGGCAAAAGGATTGAAGATCAGGAGTGTCTCGATATGGAGGTTTATTCATGACCATATACAACGAAGTGCAAGCCGAAGTTACCCGGTCCCGCAAGCTCCACGGTGATTTTCACGGCGCGCATGAAGGATATGCGGTACTCCTTGAAGAAGTTAACGAGCTATGGGATGAAGTAAAACTCCGCAAGCGTGGCTTCTTGACAATGAGAACTGAGTGCGTCCAGATCGCGGCCATGGCTATCAAATTTGCTGAGGATGTCTGCGATAAAAAAAATGATAGATAGTGCAAAATACTTCTTGACATTCTTATCAATTTGTGGATAATAGAGATATGGAGTTGAACCTTAATAAGAACTTACCCAGGCCCTGGGGCTTGGTAACCGGCCGTGTCTCCGGGCCATCTACGGAGAGCATACGTTTTTATTGGTTCGTTTTGGACAAGAGAGGGGTGCCTCCTCTATTCCGTTTTTAACGGGATATGGGGACCCCTCAATAAAAAGGAGGATCGTTATGATCGACAAACTCACATGGTTTCTGACAAAGCTGACGGCAAAGCGCCTTGCGTTGAGGGATGTCCCCTATAGTGTGAGGCAAAAGGTTCGTATATTGGCTCTCGATCAAGGCAGACAGGAGCGTGAGAAGACAGGGCGGAGGTGGTTCAAGTGAGCGAATCATCATGGCAGGCAATCTTACCAGGCAATAAATTTGAACTATGGATCATCAGAATATTTATTGTCATTATGGTATTTGGCTGTGGTTTTGGGGCAGGTGCCTTGTATAAAGATCAGGCGTTTCAGCATGGAATGGACTATGCCTGGAAGACAGCACAGTTTTTGCACAATCAACCGAAATGAGGGGATGAAATGGAAACAATCATGCGCTGCATCTGCTCCTACTGCAAAAACCAGTACGGAATCAAAGACGGCCAGGGTCAAGAGGGGGATAGCCATGGGATTTGCCCTGACTGTCTTAAAAAGGAGTTTCCCGATTACGCCGAAAGGTTAAATATCAAGGTGCCGTGCTTGCGCTGCCATGGGACAGGAGTTATTGAGGAGGATCATAGTTACCTTGTTGAGTGTCCTGATTGCCATAAGGAGGTAGATCCGGTTATCAAAGCAGCACAGCAGATACGCGAATCTCGTCCGATAATGGGGGGATTTTATAATATGTGCAATGATGGACTCGACTAGCGCACACCCGTAAAAATACCGCTTGACATCATATCTTACTTATGATAATATGATTGTATCTTAATTAAGGAGGTTCTAAATGTGTTCGTTTTTTTCATGTATCGTAACAAAAGAAGGTAAGGTTGTATGGGATGTCGAAAAGGATAGCCACGATGATTTGTTGATAATGGCTGGCATTGCCGATAAGACGGCAGACCCCGATAAGATGAGGTTTGCAAGGGTTGAGATTACCCCGCCGAATGGTGATGTGTTTGAAAAGGACATCAAAAAATGGACGCTCAAGGTTGACCAGACCATCACCCCTCACTGGTTTACTGAGCATACCGAAAAACTGTGCTTCGGGGCACTCAAGGAGTGTCTTGCCGAAGTGATTATTGACGGTGAGACTTTGCCTCTACTTGAAAAACGCAACGGCCTCTGGATACGAAACTCAAAGATCGAGGTCGTTAAAAATTGCAAAATACGCGTGATGCGGGGAAGCTCTCAGGTAGGCGTGATGCGGGAAAGCTCACAGGTAGGCGAGATGTGGGGAAGCTCTCAGGTACGCGTGATGCGGGGAAGCTCACAGGTACGCGTGATGTGGGAAAGCTCACAGGTAGGCGTGATGTGGGGAAGCTCACAGGTAGGCGTGATGCGGGGAAGCTCACAGGTAGGCGTGATGCGGGAAAGCTCACAGGTAGGCGAGATGCGGGGAAGCTCAACCAGAAAAATTATCACCATCACCGGGATAGAGATAATTCATCCCGAAGATTTGAAGGTGAAATTGTCGAAGCATAAAAATGTGAAATTGAAGGAGAACAAACCCCATGAAACAATGCAAGTGCCAGAAGTGCAAACATCAGTGGACACCGAGGACTGAACTACCGAGGCAATGCCCATGTTGCAAATCCTACAAATGGCATAAGGGGGTTAAGAAGTCAATCACCCGCCACTAAACCACGGTAGCGGTTTTAGTGGGGGCTTGTTCAGAACATCGGGCAGGTCTGGTTGACAAGGGGGCACAGGTAGTTGTCAATGCAGAAGTTAAGGGAGAGAAGGTTTAAAACCGACACACCTACGGATGCTCCGCAAGTCTGTAGCTCTGTGGCTCTTTGCCGGAGTGATGCCGGTAACAGGACAATGTATCGTCCTGCATTAAACAGTCCCAAGAGGGAAGGGGACAGTGTGGTGAGCTTAGAAACCTCTCTTAACAACCTCGATGCGGCTCAAACCCCCGAGGAGACTTATCTTGTTAGTCTCAAAATTAAAAGAATCAGTAGGTATAGTAAACAGGCACGGCAAACAGCTTATGCCCTGCCATCCGGCCATCACATCCCCAACAGGGCAAACATACTGCATCTGGTGCGGCGCGAAAATCGACGAGATGATTATTAACAATAAAAAAGAGGAGGAGAGAGAATCATGAAGTTCATTTTATCAAAACAGGACATTGACAAGATCGTCATGGAATCAGTTACCAACCGGTTCACGCCGGTTATCCCCCTGGGGCATGAGATGAGCATTACAAGAGATTCATATCTGAATCAGATCGAGGTTGCATTCGTGCCGGCCGCTGAAAAGGAGGACGCTGCAGGATGAAAACGATCCGGCTTATCAAGCTGACACTAAGGGACTTCCAGAGCGGCTCCGGCACAATCACCGCTGACGGTGAGGATACCAACGTCTACGCTGCAAACGGTAAAGGTAAAACAAGGCTGGCATCTGCCTTCAGCTGGCTCCTGTTCGACAAGGACAGCCTCGGCCGAAGTGACTTTGAGATAAAGAACCTTGACGCTCAGGGGAACGAGGAGCACGGGCTCGAACATTCTGTCGAGGCGTTACTTGGAATCTCTGATAGCGAAGCCCCCTTGCAAGCCTATAGGGTTGCTCTCAAAAAGACTTACCGAGAACAATGGACCAAGAAGCGCGGTCAAGCTCAGGCGACATTTACAGGGCATACCGTTGATTATTCCGTTGACGGCGTTCCTTGCCAGAAAAAGGACTTTCAGTCTCGCATTACTGAGATCGTAGGGTCCGAGGATACGTTTAGGCTCCTGACAAGTCCAACGGCTTTCCCGGCTCTTCATTGGCAGAAACAGCGCTCTTTGCTCCTGGAGATCTGCGGCGACATCAGCGACCAGGACGTTATCGCCTCAGATGATAAACTCGCTAAGCTCTCCGCGATCATGGGGAAGAGAAGCATTGACGATCACCGGAAGGTTGTCGCGGCTCGCCGGACGGAAATAAATAAGGAGCTTGAGAAAATACCCGTAAGGATAGACGAGGTGAAGAGGGGCCTTCCCGACCTCACGGGGCTGGATAGATCAGAGATATCAGCAAAGATAGAGAACTTTGATTATGCCCTTAATGAAAAGAAGCTCAAGCTCCAGGGCATCGACACCGGAGGCTCTATCGCCGGGCTCTCAAAGAAGCTGGCTGAGGTCAATGCTGACATTCTGAAGATCGAGCGCACACATTATGGCGAGACGATGAAGACCGGGGACCGCCTGGATAGCCATGTTTCACAAGTAACCAGCACCATAACAAATCAAAAGAAATACATTATCGAGACCGAAGGCGAAATATCCCGCAAACAGTTTCAGCTCCCGAGAATCGAAGCTGAGCTGACAATGTTGCGTGAGAAATGGACCGCAATTAGTGACGAATCGCTGTATATTCCGGACTTCAAAGATGACGTGAAAGAAGTTTGCGCTGCCTGCGGTCAGAGTCTCCCCGCTGCTGAAGTGGAGGAGGCACACCGCAAGGCTCTTGAGATGTACACAAATTATAAGTACAACGAAACCAAGACTTTCAATCTCAGTAAGGCTCAGAGGCTTGAGGATACCGAAGCCAGGGGCACTACACTTGCCGCTGAAAAGAAGAGGATCACGGAAGAGATTGAAACGCTCACGAAGGACCTTGAGATCACCAAGGCTGTCATTGCAGAGAACGAAATCCTCCTCGCCGAACACAAAGCCGACCGTGACGCGATCCGCAAAACCGCCGAGGATTACAGTATGATCTTTGGCCGCGCGGAGCTCCTCGACGCAAAAGCGGAGCTTGAGGCATCCATTCAGGCCGAGAAGGACGGCAGAACTCAGGACGCTGACAAGATAAAAGCAGATATCACCATTCTGCAGGGCGAGCTTGATGCAGCTAAGGAGAAGGTCGACCGCTTCACCAGGCGTGAGGCCGGGGAAAAGAGAATACAAACCCTTATGGCTGAGGAAAAGACCCTTGCTGCAGAGTTTGAGAAGCTTGAGGCTGAGCTGTTCTTGACAGAGCTTTTCATTAAGCAGAAGGTGGATCTTCTCAGCAAAAGAATAAACAGCAAGTTTGAGATAACTCGTTTTAAATTGTTTTCTCAAAACATCAATGGCGGAATCGAGCAGTGTTGTGAAATTACCTCGGGCGGCGTGGGCTTTAACTCAGGGTTAAACTCTGCAGCCCGAACAAATGCCGGACTGGATATCATAAAAACTCTGCAGCATTATTATTCTATGTCCTGCCCCGTTTTTGTGGATAATGCCGAGTCCGTGGTTGATCTACTGCACCCTGATTGCCAGATGATACGGCTGATTGTATCGGAGAGGGACTCAGTTCTGAGGGTCGAGACTGCGGCAACTGCTGTGGGGGCAGCGGCATGAATATCACAGTAACCAGCACAGTGAATAATGGAGGAACGTGGTACGACGTAACAATAGGCGGCGTTACGATTATCGGCTGTCAGCGCAAACAGGGGACCGGAGCAAAGGGACCATATGACTTCATCAGCCTGCCGCAGAGGGCTTACACGACCAGCGGAGGCGCAAAGAAATACGCTCCTATCGTCAAGCTCGATAAGGAGACTGAGGATGCGGTAAGGGCAGCAATCAAGGCGCATGATGCAGGGGAAGGTGATACCTCCGGGGTAGACGGATACCCGCCCGAAGAGACAACGGACCTTGAGCCGTTTTAAATAACCATTTTAACAAAAGGAGAGAACATCATGGCATCAACAGCAACAGCAGAGCAGAAGAAGGTAACAGAGCTCGTCAAGGCAGGCGACAAGGATCAGGCAGTCCAGAAGAGTGAACCTACGATGTCGGAGCGGTTCACAAATGCGGTCGTAAGAGAGTTCGGCAGTATTGCAAAGAATATCCAGCTTACGCCCTACCAGAAGCGGCTGGCCCAGCATCTTTTCTTGAAGATTGACGCTTCACTGAATGAGGCGGAATCGAAGAGAACGGACAAAAGCAAGCCGGCGATTGCGTGGGCCAATATCAACATGACGAAGCTGGCGACCGACGCCATGCACAGGGTAGACCTTGGGCTTGATGCCCTCATTCCTGCGACGATCTATCCGATCGCATACCTTAACAGCCGTACACAGAAGTATGACCTTGACCTGAGGATCGGCTATAAGGGTGAGGATTTTTACCGCCGAGCCATGGCTATCGATCCCCCCGTGGACGTGAGATATGAGCTTGTATATGAAAAAGACAAGTTCCGTCCTATCAAAAAGAGGATTGGCTGCGACATTGAAAGCTACGAATTCGAGGTTGCGGATACGCCTTTTGATCGTGGCGAGGTTGTCGGAGGTTTTGGATATATCGAATACACAGACCCGAAGAGAAACCAGCTCATTCTCGTTACGGATAAAGATTTCAAGAAATCTGAGGCCAAGGCCGGAAGCGACAAGTTCTGGAAGCCTTACCGCGACGAGATGAAATACAAAACACTCGTTCACCGGACAACAGACAAGATACCGATTGACCCTCAAAAGGTAAGCTCGTCTTTCCTGGCTGTCCAACAGGAGTCTGACTATATTGATGCCGAGGTCGTCAGCAGCCATATCAAGGAAGTTGCCAATACCGGCCCCGTCATCGAGATTGAGCACACAGAGCCGGGAACAGTAACCATATCTGAAGGTGCGCCAGAACCTCAGTCCGTAAAGTGCCCAGCGAGGAATGGCGATGAAATGTTTGTTTCTTATTGTCAGGGCACTTGCAAGGAGAGGGCTGGATGTCCGGAGTTCGGGGATGATGCGGGAGAGGTTAAGGCATCGCAGCCGAACAAGAAAGGTCCAAAGTTTTAGATGAAGCATATTCCGCTTACGCAAGGTAAATTTGCAATAGTTGATGATGAGGACTATGAAAAGGTGAGCCAATTAAAATGGTATCCATTCTATCCGAGGAAGCGAGGCACTTGTTACGCCCATACTAGCAGAGGTCAGCTTATGCATCGCTTTATCCTTGGACTTGGGGCCGGAGATCCTCAAACTGACCACCGCAACGGCAATGGCCTTGATAACAGAAGGGAGAATTTAAGGAGATGCACTAATTCCGAGAATAATCGGAACAAGGGAAAACAGTGCAACAATAAGTCTGGATTCAAGGGAGTTTCTTGGGATAAAAAAGATCGGAGATGGATTGCGCGAATTAAAACCGATAGTGTCTATAAATACTTAGGTGGCTTTAAAACTCCGGAACTTGCCTCAGAGGCTTACAAGCAAGCTGCAGTAGAGTTTCATGGGGAGTTTGCAAGGATATGATAACTTTCACCCCATACGCCTCCAGCAGTTCCGGAAACCTCTACACCGTCTCAGACGGCATAACGACAATCATGCTCGAATGCGGGCTTCCCTGGCGCAAGATCAGGGAGTCTCTGTCGTTCAAAACTTCTGAAATATCTGCGGTATGCCTTACACATTTTCACCTCGATCATGCTAAAGGGGCTGCTGATGCTGCAAAGGCAGGGCTTGATATCTATGCATCTAGGGGAACTTTTAACGCATTAAAGGTGCCTCCTCATAGGGCAAATGAGATATCGGACGGAAAGCAATTTACTATCGGATCGTGGTCAATACTCCCATTTTCAACAATCCACGATACCGAAGGCTCACTTGGGTTTTATATGTCGAGCGTAAATAAAGAAGCCTGTTTGTTTATGACAGACACGGCTTATTCTCCTGTTAAGTTTAAGGACTTGAGCGTGATCGCAGTAGAGTGCAATTTTGCTGATGATATTCTAGCTTACAACATCCAGAGAGGAGCACTCCCGGCAATCGTAGGACACCGGACAAGGCGCTCACATCTGTCACTCGAAACACTCAAGGGAATGCTGAAGGCCAATGACCTCAGCAAATTAGAAAAGATATATCTGCTCCATATGAGTTCGGGCAACAGTGATGAGATGAGATTCAAGAGGGAGATTATGGAGATAACGGGGGTGCCGGTTTATGTTTGCTGAAGGTAGATATTGAACTACTACAACGACCATGAGCCTTTCGTAGCTCAATGGCTGAAGAGATTAATAACAGCTGGATTATTGCCGCCCGGTGATGTTGATAGCCGCCCAATTCAGGAGGTAACTAAAAATGATGTCAGAGGATATACACAATGTCACTTCTTTGCTGGAATCGGGGGCTGGCCCCTCGCCTTGCAATATGCAGGATGGCCCACAACCAGACCTGTTTGGACAGGAAGTTGCCCATGCCAACCCTTCAGCGTTGCTGGAAAAGGCAAAGGAGAAGACGACCCCCGGCACCTGTGGCCTGAACTTAAACGCCTCATTGCGGAGCGCAAGACTCCAGTTGTCTTTGGAGAGCAGGTTGCGAGCAAGGATGGACGTCAATGGCTCGCTGGAGTACGTTCTGATTTGGAAACATTGGGATATGCCGTGGGGGGGGGCGATCTGTGCGCTGCGAGCATCGGGGCGCCGCACATCAGACAGCGACTTTTTTGGGTGGCCGACTCCGAGGGCGCAGAATGCGACTGGATCATGGGAGGGGAGAAACCCGAGTGCATCGGACGGAGAAGGGGGACCGCTGGATATCCTCAAGGCGAAAGCGGAAAAGCTATCACCGAAACTGAAACTACGGGATCAATGCCTAATGGCGGGCTGGGCCACACCGACAGTCCAGGATGCGGAGAACTGTGCGGGGCCGAGCCAATGGCAACGGAACAGCTGGCCGTTAAACGTGCAGGCGACTTCTGGTCAAACTACACTCTCATCCCATGTAGAGACGGGAAAACAAGGCGTATTAAACCCGGACTTGCCCCTCTGGTTGCAAGGATACCCGGAGACGTGGGCATTATACGCGCGGCCGGCAACTCAATTAGTCCACAAATAGCGGCTGAATTTATAATGGCATTTATGGAAGTCAGAACGCATGCGCTGGGGAAAAAGGGATGATAACTAAAATATCCCCACGCACAGCAGGAGAATTTAATAGACACTAAAATTATCCAGCTTCATGCCGCCTGTAACATTTTTACCCATGATTCCAGCTACCCCCGCCGCAGATATGGTGCTGTCCGTTACCGGGAGAAAAGCATAATCTCCCGCTGCAGCAAGCGGTGTATATATGTGCATGTTCCCGCTGATTGACGTGCCTGCCATCGTCAGAGATATTTTAACTATGCCCCCAGACGGTGATGACAACGGGATTGACAGAGGCGGAACTGTTGTTGCAGAAAGAATAGTAGTCGTCCCCGCCACCGTTACGGATATCGATGTTAAAGGAGATCGGCTATTAGAATTACTGAACTGTAGCGAATAATAAGTATTTGCCGAGGAATTACCTCGTCCTACCGCCCCGCAAATATCAGTCCCTGATGTAGGCAACGTAGAAAAACAGTCTACCGATACCGTGTAATTAGCCGAACCCGGCGTGATCGAACTGTAGTAGAAACTCGTCGTGGAACTGGGATCTACCTGATTGCCACTTATCGCAGCCGTGCCGCTTCCCGCTGAGGTGTATTTTGTCCATCTGTGAGCACAGTCCTCCGTATGCGAGTTAAGAGTAGTGGCACTCGTGTCTGTGAATGAGTCATATGCCTGCCATGCAGCGTAAGAAGCTATCGTGCCATAGTTAGTCGCCACTTGCCAGTCACTCGACGCGACGAACCCTCTGAGCCTCACCGTATCATATCGGTTTGTATATCCGATGCCTGTGCAGGCCGTAGTCGTACTTGCTGCATACCGGATTAGCCACGGAGTCATGTTGTTTCCTGAGACATCCTGAGCAACCCCCCATCCGGGAGCGGCATGCCCAACAATGTCAATATAATCGCCATTATTGATAGAATTAGGAAGTATGCAGCGGGCGAAGACTGCCCCGGCTCCATATGCTAAATATCCTGAATTTTTTACCATGTAACTAATATAAGGGGGGGAAGTCGGCGTTAAATACCATGGCTGTGGATTTGACGTGAAAGAAGTATATTTGTTATCAACGTAAGCCTTGATAGCGCCTTGAGGCGAAAAATTAGCCATGGAGGCTGCGGCAAGGTTGGTATCGATATCAACGAAGTACCCTGTTCCGATGGCTGTCCCCCCTGAACCGTTCCACGTTGGAATATACCCGTTTGTAGAGCTTCCCGGCCCCGTCACGGTTCCGGTACCCAGTAGGCCGCCGTCCACGATATTTCCACTGGCATCGGCTTTTATAAAATGGTTATTTGTCAGGGACCCTGATACGGAGGCCGCCTTTGTGGTATTCCCGCTCCACGTCATCGAATTGGCTTCTATCGCTGCTATCTCGTTTATTATTTCCTGCTTCTGTCCCCAGGTCTCGGAATTCATCACATAATCAGCCGACAGCCAGCTCTGCGCAGAAGTCCCCTCCTGCCCGCGAGATACAAAGGTGAAGGAATTGCCCGATGCGTATGTCGCAGTAGCGATTTCAGGAGAGCATCCCACAGGGGATGTCCCGCAAAGCTTAGCCCATATGACCACCTTGAAATTGCCGCTTGCCGGGAAGCGGCTTGCGGTCCCGGAAGCCACCGTGAAGGATGTTGCTGCGGAGGAGACGTTTCCAGATAGCGTGCTCTGCCCGAAGTTCGACCCTGTGAGGGTTATAGCCCCGAAGGATATGCCTGAACACAATAATATGGTGAGGATCGAGGCTGATAGCAGTTTAGTTATAACTAAACTTTTTATTCTTTTCATATCATATCTCCTTATGCACATGCATTGACTACAAGCCATGTCATGACCGTATCGCCGAAGTTCAGCGCGGCGCCGCTTGACTGATATCTCCACAGCTCGAAATAGTCACCTGCCTTTACGGGATAGATATTAGCTGACAGATTCTGTACTGTGTACCAGTCGGGCACTGCTCCTCCCATCGAGACAGGGCACCCAATAACCAGGTTACCATTCACAGCGATCCCGATTCCCCTGCTGCCCGTCCCGTTTGCGGCCCATGCCGCCTGAGCCGATACCGCAACGAAATTCACGCCAGGCGGAATTATTATCTTCGTCGGCTGTGAGGGATCGTACCACCCTTGGGTAGTCTGATACCCGTTGTCCCATGGCACGGCACCGATCACGGCATTGGCTACGGACTGAGCAGCATTCAGCACCGTATAAGCACCGTTAGCAAGATCGTTTTGCGTCATGATGTTGCTCAACGATGCGATCAGGGCATTGATATCGCTGTCAGAGGCGTTGTAGCCCTTAGCGGATAGCACGGCTGCCAACGCGGTAATAAATGTGCTCTGCTGATATGCTATTTTATTGAACAGGTTTGACGGGAAGGGCCCGCCGCTTGCACCATTGAGCCTGGCTCCTTCTGCCCCGTATGCGGCATCGTTCTCCTGATTGTTTTTAGCAGGATTCCATTGTAGGAAATTATTTGCTCCCGCCGCACCGGCCTGTCCGACCGAAGGCATCGTGTAGCCCCCCCCTCCCAAAGGAGAACTATATCCCGCAACTGTAGCTACGCCCGCGCTTGTTCTTTTCCCTGCACCCACCCGGGTAAGGGGGTTCAGACTATTTAACAGAATATCGAAAACTACCATATTACTACCTCCAACTCTTTATTTTTTAAAGCCAATATCCAGAATCCAGCCCGTTTACAAAATTATCAGCAAAATCAAAACCGAAAGCGGGGGGAGCTGTTATGACCGACGTAGCCCAGTTCCCGTCATCCAGCCCGGTGACAAAGCTGTTATCCATGTCGAATCCAAAAACAGCCAAGTGAGAACTCCGAAAATAATAGATGCCTATACCTTCCGGCTGCGGGATGATTTTACCGTTAAAAAGAAATGTCTCCAGATCAAGGCGAGGAGAAGAGCTTACGAGCGTCACCCACATATCCATGTACTGAGTGTCGGATATCATGAGATCCCAGAAAGGGAAAAGCTCTTGCCATATTGTCTGTAGACTGTCTTTCTTGCCATCCCATGAGTTGAGCGCCACCCTCGCCTTTAGCACCAGCCGATAATCATCATCAGAAAGGCTTGGCATATATCCGATCCCACCGTAGCCCTTAGACACTAACGTGCGGCTAATTCCAATTGTCTGTCCAAGGATATCGAGCTGTGCCCCTGTGGCCATATCAAGATCAAAGGCGCTATACATGCTCCTTGCCAGAAAATTAATATCCTCGATCTTCGTAACGATCGACTCAACCCATGCCATGAATTTTTGGGAATTCTGATATTGAGAGGTTATGAGCCCTGTATAGTATTTTATCGGATCGGAAGCCGGAGAAATTCCGGGGCTGATTACTACCCCTCCGATCGGAGCGCTGCCTATAGGGAAATCGGCTATCGCCATTATTCCACTACCACCGTTATATTGTTAGCGTCACCCGTTGCAACCTCGACGGATGCCAGTGATACGTCATGTATATCCAGATCGCTCCCGTCTGGATTTCTTCCGATCTGGATTAGTGAGATGGAAAAATCAGGTTTTGTTATGTCGGAAATCATGCTGCCGATTATGATGTAGAGTGATGATACCGCGACGCTATCTCCGATCTGTAGGCTGCTGAGATAATTCGCGATCAGAGTTTTGACACTTGCAATGATATTCGCACTCGAGCCTGTATTGGTTAAAGGATAAATCTGTACCTTTGCATATATGGGCACGTCGACCGGACGGCTGAACCGTATCTCTGCCGGCACTCCATATACGGCATCGTTGACGTATACTCCTATGCCCCCAACCGTTGCACAGCCGATTGTTTTGTTGTTATAAATAGCCTGGGCAATGTCAGCGTCCACGCCCCCTTCTACAATGCACCCGATAGAATGAGCCGGGAAGCCGCCCCTTGGCCCCTCATAGGCTCTGTATCGCCCTATTCCCGGTAATGCAGCTATCGCCGCTATAGTGCCGGCACAGGCTGACTGAGAGGGTCTCTGCATGCTCAATGCCGCCCTTGTCCGCAGCTCAGCATCCGTCTCGGCATTCTGTCCGACTGCTGCCGCCGTATTTGTAACTGATATCCAGCCCGATGTCGGGGTGCTGATAGTCGTAATATCTCCCGAGAGTGCCGTTATTGCTCCAGGAGCCTCGCATTGAGCTGATACTGTTACGGTCCCGCCGCTTCCGATTGTTACTGTTGCAGGCAGATCCCATTTATTGCCGCCGATGTCCTGGACTATGCCATTGTTTATCACAGTACCAGGCGTGCCGGTGAGCGTGCAGGAGCATGACGAAAACTGAGCGGCTTTCCGCTTGATACCGTTTAACTTCGCGACAGCATCGAGAGCCGCTCCCGTCGCCGCTATCGGACTGCGGCTGTTATAGTCCAGCTGCAGGGCCTGCATTGTGTCATAAAGTTTAAGGGCGGTTACTGCCATCAGCTGATAATCAGCGGAATCGTTCCCCAGGTATAAGTCCTGCCCGAAGATGTTTTTCATATCCTCAATCATCTGGGCTAGAAGGTCCTGATATGTTGGTATCGAGAGCCCTGCATTTGTTATCGTAGGTGCAAAATAGCTCATTATCGTGGGATTCCCCCTATTAATATAGTTGTTGGTGTGCTGCTCACCTGGACCTGCCCGAAGGACGTATCTACGACAGCGGTAAATGAATATGCTCGCGTTGAGGCATCATAGGCACTGGTCATTTTTACGATCTTTGTAACATTAGGAGTGCCTAAAATCCGAGCTAAGATGATGCGATCGACCTTGCTTCTATTGCGCGGTGCACCTTGAGCCCCCAGAATAGATTGAAACATGGGCAGTCCGTCTCCCTGGTCCTCAAACCACTCTCCCAGAAAAAGGAGCAGCCGGGATTTAATCGCCTGAGCTACGGAATCCGTTCCTGAAAGAAAATCGGCCTTGCTGCGCCCGAAGCAATAATCCCAGTTCGCA